TAGCTGAAGAATGGGTTTGTGATTGTTCGGAACTTGAAACCGAGTTCGCCGTTCCGCCTAGCGCTGTAGTATTAATTTTAAATGTTGCCGTTGCAGTTCCCGAAGTACATTTGGAAGTTACCTTTGTTATGGTAATTGCTTTTGGAACATTTATAACAACCTGATATGTTCCGTCTGTAACTGTACCATTGAATACAAAATTGGAAGGAAGTGTAGTTTGCGATTGTGCGGCTGCTGAAAGAGTTGTACGTTGTGCTGCTGCGTTTGCATCATCAAGTAGTGCCTTACCAGCAGTAGTTATATCGCCACCAAGTTTTGTAGTGTTTACTGCCCCAGCATCAATAGTTGCAACGCCTGAAGATACAGTAAAGTCCCCGAAATCATCATCGGCAAGCATGGAAGCTTTTACCGCACCAGCATTAATAGTCCAGTTTGTACCAGCATGGTCTGTGCTTATATCACCGTGACTTCCGTCTGCAATTGCAAGCTGAGATGAAGTTAAAGTAAAAATGGGACTAATACCTAAATCTTCAGGGTTTCCTGTGCCGACGCCCTCTTGCCTGCCTTTGATTGTACCTTCTGCCATATCGGCAAGCTTGGTATTATTCACAGCATTGGCAAGTATATCAACAGTATCTACCTCATATAAATATCCCGCATCATTCGTAAATAAAGAAATATTTTGGCCTGTAAGCGCAGAAATAGCTCTGGCATCTGTGAAGTACAGATAAGAAGGATTTTCTGTTACCTGCGAAGTGTTATAATCACCTGCATTTGCGAGAATTGCGCCTGTGCGTCCAAATACTGAGCTTACCGCGTCGGTATTATCTACCTTGTCCCAAGTGCTGCCATTATTAACTATCCAGTCGCCGACCTTCCAGTCTGTAATACTATCAATAGAAGTTGAGCCTGCAACGCTCACAATATAATAATCACCTTGCGAACCGCCGCCGCCGGAATCGGAAAGCGCAGGCGAATTTGTTGTAGCATTCCAAACGCCTTGATAATAAAGCTGACCGAGTATTGAATCAGGTAGCTGCGAAGTAGGAACCTTGCCGCCGGAATCAAGGCTTGCATAGCCGTTGGCCTGCGCCTTTTCACTCTCTAACTGATACTGAGTGTGTGGGTCTGGCGCTGCAACGTGCGTAGCTATTCCGGCTGTAACTCTGGCATCTGCCGCCGTATCAAAATCTGATATATAAGAACTTGTCTTTGTTCCTGTTATTTGCGAACTCGCAATAGAAAGTGCTGCTTCGTGCTGAGTTACCGAAGATTCTGAAACTCTTGCATCATCAAAGGTTCCGCTTACTATATCCGCCGCGTCGTGAGTATGGCTTGCGTCTGCTTTTTCACTATCAAGTTCTTCTATGGCAGCCTGAACGTTTGTTGCCTCTATATCGCCTGCGGGCGTGAAAGTTATATCTACCGCCGCACCACTACCGCCGCCGCCTGAACCAGCGATACCCTGCTTACCTATTTCTATAATAACCAGATTGTTTCTTTGAAGCACAATCTGTTCTTCGGTAAGAGTTCCGCTTATCAATATCGTTGATTTATTTACTGTTAAGGTTGTCATTCCTATAATGTTATTTGTTCTTCAACAACAAATCTTCCTTTCCAGTAAGTTCTGGTCTTTCCTGAAGAATCGGTGATTTCCATATCCCAGTAATAAACGCCCGCCGTAAGGTCTGCGGTCACGGTTTTAGGTACATTTATGATAAAGTTATTTTCAACTGCTGCATCAAGAGTTATATAAATCGGTGAACCGGCTGAACTCATTGTTAAAATTGCTGTAGATGTAGAATCTGGGCTTTCGCGAACTATTGCCTTCGCGCTTGCGCCGGTGAAATCTATATAAGTGCCGTCGCCATTTTTGAAAGTAAGAGTATGATAAAAGCTGTCGCCGATAACGACCCTTGCATCAAGCACCACTGGTTTATTTGATAACTCCATGTCATTTTCCTTTAAGTTCTTTTATATCCGTAAACTTTTACCCTACCGCGTAGCCAGTTGCCGCCGCCTGTGGCTATCTTTACTGCATTTACAGGATTTCTTATTAAGCTTGTATTAGTGTAATTTGTAGCGCCACCCATAAAACCAAATAAACCTACTCCGTTTTTATAAGCTACGCCGGAAATTAGCATCTGCTTGCCTACGTTATACCTTAAATTTGCGGGATTAAATAATTCAATTTTTAGGTCAAGGGCTGCGTTTGTGGTTCCGTCATAATAGTAATTTACTGCCGAAAGAAGGTCTATATAGCTTGTATGCCCCGAAACAAAAGATGCTTGCGCGATTGCCGTATTACTTCCTGAAGTGTAGCCGAAAATATTATGTTCATAATCCGTGCTTGTTATATAGTTTGTGCCGTTATCAACTGACATTACCATTGTCGGCGATGTTGGCGATGTGCTATTCTCAACAGAAATAAATTCCACTATATATTTATCATATATATTATTGAAATCAAAAATCTGAATATCAGCATTCGTTCCTATAATTTTATAATCCATTACTAAATCAACACTCCCGAAGACCGTAGCAGCATTATTTACTTCCGGCCTGAAATTACTTGATGAATCATTCCTTACTGAACCGACCCACCTATAAGTTTTATAAGGGTGATAATATCCTGAAAGCTCCGGCCTGAACTCTGGGAACTCGTCAGATATAATCGGCTTTCCTTCGTGCGTCAGATATAGATAGTACATTGTACTTGCGGCCTCAGTTAAGCCTGTATCAAGGTGCTGCGATATATCCCAAACAAGAGGCGTTCCGAAATAGAAGTAGCTGCCATAAACGCTTATATGGTTTTGCGGATTGATAGAAACTACTTTTGAGCTATCAAGTTTTGCAAGTTTGAATGTGTTTATATCTGCCGCATCAACTGCCGGATTAAAGCCTAGCCCTGCAACTGCTGCGCCGGAACTGTTAATAAGAACCACGCCGATAAGGGTTCTATCCGCATCGCTCCAAGCTGAACCCGACCAAACTTTCCAAGCTTTTTCCGTTAAATCGTACCAGTAATCGCCTGTACTTGGCGAAGAAGGCGCTGTACCTGAATATACCGGCGAATTATAAGTTACAACAACGCTTGTTCCTGTATCTTCAGCAAAGACCCATGCCGTTGACATTAAAGTTATAGTGGCATTATCCGCTATAGTTGCGCGGCTTATAGCTGCGCCCGAACTGTTTAAGAACGCACCGCGTCTTAAGACCCTGAGATAACCGTTCGTTGTATCAACATAAGCAAGGAAGTATTCGCTATTCTGAAGGAATCCACAAACCTTGCCGTTCCGCCCTGATATTTCTGTTCCGATATTATCTATCGCTATATCGCGCTGGTATTTTGTCTGTGTTACGCCTGTTGTACTTGGGTGATTTACAAGGCAGGTATTATTTGAAGAAGGCGCAGAGGTTAAGCCGGTCAATGAAACGTCGTTCTCAAATATAACAGAAGCGCCATTGATAACCACTTCAAGGTTTACATCTGTAGCAAGAATCGTTGCTGTGTTATTTGAGCCGTTCGGAACAATGAAGTTCGGAGTGTTATAATCGTCAACCGAAGATGAAAGAATATAATTTGAAGTATCGGTGAACAAGCCTGTGTCGGTTCCGCCGCCCAGAGGTACACCGTCAACATAAACGTTGCCTGAAAAGTAGCCAGCAGCCCACGGATAAGTAGGCGTTCCTATACGACCACCGCTTGCAGTCGGAGCGCCTGAATTACGAGGCACAAAATCATTTTCAAGAGCGTTGAAATACTGGTCAATGTGTTGGTTCGTTATAACCGGTGTTGCGTTAAGCTGTGTAAGATTGTTTGTTGACATTATGAGGCCGCCTTATAAATTATCATTCCCCTTGCGTACTGGTAAGCAGAAGAAGCCTGAACAATACTGACCTGCCAGTCTGAACCGTTCTTGGCTAAAAAACACTCGCGTTGGTTTGTACTTGGCGCATCAATAGCAGTTGATAGAACGCCGGAGCCTGTATATTGCGAATCACCGGAAGAAGCATCACTCCAAGCTTCGGGAGTAGGGCAATCTGCCGGAAGGTCAAATGTTACTGCTGTAAGTGCTGAACCTGCGGAGCCGTAAGTTATTTTGAACCATAAAGTAACCGTATTATCAAAGCCGCGCTCCCATTTATACAGCTTACTTAATGAACCTGAAGGCGGCGTGGTTCCTGTCCAAGTAAGTGTACCTAAACTTTGTTCAACGCCTTCTTTGAATTGCACCGCACCACCGTTGCCGGAATTGGAGCTATCAGAAATCGGCAGCAGGTCGCCCTGCGCGGGCTTTACTGGTGTCTGTGCGTTTAAATCAAACATTATAATAATATCCTTGAATTTCTAATATATGCCGGTTCGCCGTTTATTACCAAGAAATCAAGAACACTGTCGCCGGTCAGAGTTCCTATTTCACGGAGCTTTAATTCTGTATAAAGTTTATCAGGTTTTATGGTTTTTTCAATTATCTTAAAGCCTGCGTCTTCTTCTACCTGCTGGCTTTCTATAACATAAGGCAGGTTATCTTCTGTGTCTTCAGGCACTCCGCCAACATAAAGGTAAGGCGCATTCGGCCTTTTCACTACCTTTTGAGAGTAGCCCAGCGTCACAAGATTGAACAGCCTCAAGCCTTTCGCTTCTTCCGTCTTTACTGTAAGGCGCAATTCTCGTTTAGGTATTGAAAAGCTGTCGCGGTATGTGTCGCAGATAAGCTGTTGTTTTTCAGTATCGGTGATTATTGAATCTATATTCTCAATTTCTTTCTTGCGTAAGCCGAAATCAGCAATAGAAGCCTCGTTCAGTGATGAAACATTACCTATAACGAACAGGTTGAAGGCGCGCTGAAGGCCGGTGTTATAGTCGCTTATCCTTATGATGTTATTTCTACCAAGATAATCTGCGGCATTCCAAAATTCATAAGAGAGCGTAGGGTCTGCGTCACGGCTTCTTATTACGATATAGTCGTCTTCATCAATGAACATAACCGAGCAAGAAATCGCCAACAGCTTGTCCAATGATTCTTTAAATGAGATATTCACAAGTTCGCTTGCATCATCAATGATAATGTCGCCAAGTAGCGGGTCTATATTATCAACATCGTAATTCAGAAGCGAAGTAACCGCCGGCCTGTTAAAAAGATTCTTAAAGGCCGCCTTTACCGTCTGGCCTGAAGCAATAGTTCCTACCGTACACGCCAGCTTCCTGAAGATAGAATCATAACTCATTATCCTGAACTTCACGGTTGATTTGTCCAAGTCCTGTGTCGTGAACTCGTCGTTGATTATGCCTTTGAAAACAAGGTTGTAATTGCCTTCTAAGTCCTTATAGGAAATAGTTACTTTGGCCTTATCACGCCCGAACTTGAATATTGTTGCGCCTATATTCACGTCACTGAACCAGCCGTTATAATTTATTGCCTTCAGGTCAACATAGCCATAAGTATAGATACCTATATCAAAGTCGGCGCTGTCTGCCTTCTGTGATATATCGCCCAAATCTACCTGAACGAATTCCGATATATCTGTAGCCGATGAAGCATAGGTTCCGAATCGTATAAGCGGCGTTACTTCAACCTTGTATTCATTTACTGCCATTACCCTTCAACCTCTATTACGTTCAGTTCGTTTGTTGTGCCGGTATGCTTTAAGCCTTTGTAGTAGTTATTGCTTAAGCTCTGAACGTTGCGAACGCGGTATAGGTCGCGCAATCTATAAGGTTTATGGTTCAGGCGGAAATAAGGCGTTCCCACGCGCCCGCCGCAAAGCCAGATAAGGAAGTCTTCGTTCCTATCAAAAAGTTCAAGGAATAAATCAAGGTCTTCTTGGTCAAAAGTATATTGTGAGCTTATAGAGCAGGCGAATACATCTATACCACGCTGTACCACTGATTTATTGTGTATGTTTTCTGCTATCCTGTTATTCGCATCTATCCTTGCGTTCGGACGGCCTATTCCGTCTATAGTGAATTGACCTATTTCTTCGCATATAATAAGGCTTGCCAGAAACTTTTCTTCTGTGGTCGCCGGAGCCTGAACGTAGGTGCATGATATATTTATCTGGTCTGTGGTAACTTCATCAAATTCATAATAGGCCGTATCATAGGCAAACGAGCTTTCGCTTATAGTTGACTGCGAACCGTTATTGATAGTTACGACATTTGCGAAATCTGTTGCACCTGAACCATACGTTACAGTAAAAGTTTTGAAGTTATGGTTGATAAGAAACAGGCGGTTGAATGTTTTGTTCTCGCCCAAATCTATGGTAATCGTTGCGGCGCTGCCTTCCGAGCTTCCGTCGCTTACCCATGCCGTTTCTTTGTCATAATTAAGAATCAGAACAGCATTTGAACTATTGCTATTTGCCGTTGCCGTTGCTCCGTCCTTGAATAAGGACTGTGAAGGCTCAAAGAATTTTACAGAACCATTGATTGACATTTATATAACTCCCGCCGTTCTATCACGTCTTAACGTTGCATCAATAAAGCTTCCAGCATCGCCGACCAAGCTTATCTGAACATCAACAAGCTGACCGCCGCCATTATCTACGAAGCCTTTTGTTTCTTCCTGTTTAACAAGCTGTGCAAGCGTAGGCAATAGTGGTGTTACATACTGCGAAGGAATAATTGCCTCACCGGCGCGAACCTGCATGGTTTGTGTATCGCGTCCAATATCGGTTCCGCCTACTATACCACCCATAGCCGCAGCTTTTACCGGCTGAGTTGACCTTATTGTAGCAACATTCTGAAGGCCGTAAGCTATCGCAGCCGCAGCAGCTACATAAGAGAAAGGCGGCGCGAACGCTGCAAGGGCTTTATTTGCTGCCACATAAGTATCATATATTGCCGATGCTACGGCATAAGCTTTGCCGACTGCCTGCAACTCTCTATTTGATGAATTAGCAAGTGCCAGCATATTTGAATTAAAGTCCTTCGTTGCCGCTTCTGTCTTTGCGTTGCTTGCGTCTTGCGTCCTGAATCTTACTGCAAGCGCTCCGGCAACGGTTTCATTCATTCTATTTTGAAAGTCCTGTTCATTCTCAAGAACCCGCAGTTGATACTTCTGTATTCCGTCCAAGTCTTCTTCGCGCTGGTTCTGAAGATAATCAAGCATAGCCTCGCGCTGGTCTTCTGACATTAAGCCCAAGCCGGACTGATTAAGTGCTGCAAGAGAATCAAGGTCTTTTGGCAGTTCTTCTTTGCCTGCACCTGCTCCCGCGCCTTCGCCTGTTGAAATCACTGTCCTACCGGTCTCTCCACCGAAAAGCTTATCAAACTCGTTCTGACCTACTCCGAAAGTCGTACTCTCGCCAGTACCGCGCTGCTCTTTGGAATAATCAAGAGCCGTTCCGGTTAAATCAAGGTTTGCTATATCATTTGCAGAGTTCTTATAGGCTTCAGCCGTCTTACGCGCCTGCTCTGCTGCGTTTTCGTAAGAGGTACGAGCGCTTCCGTCAAATACTGCCAAAGCTGCTCTTGCCTCATATATACCAGCCTTCATATCATACCAGTAAGAAACGGCCTTATATCCTATAGACTGAACCGTTGCTATCATCTTGGCGAAGGCTATCTTCCACCTGTCTATCCAAAGCAGGCTATCTTCTACTTCTACCGAGGTGTCGGAAAAGTAGTCGGCAAGCATGGCAAGTGGCGTGAATACGAGCTTCAGGCCGCGATAAAGAACTTCTAAGACTTGCGCCAGTCCCATGATAACAGTTTTTCCAACTTCCATTATAGTATAGGTCGTTGCTTGTGCTGCGCCGGATTCCTTAATTTCCCTGAAGAAGTCCCGAATCTGAATCGTTGCGGGCTGGATAAAGCGGAATATTACCTCACCTATCTGTTCAAATATATCGCCTATATCTTCTTTTATCTGCGTGAATACTCCGGTTCCGTTCGCCATTGTCTGAGCAGTTCCGGCGAATTTAGACTGAAGCTCATTAAGTATTATGGTTTGAGCGCCCAGAACATCGTTGCCCTGAAGTAATGCCTTAATCTGTTCCTTCTGTTCCCCTGTAAAGTTGATTCCTGACCGGCGAAGCAACGTCATACCCTGAATAGGGTCTTCCAATGCGCGACCAACATAAAGGGCAGCAGAGTTCAGGTCTGTGCCAAGCGCCGCCGCCATATCAACTATTGCGCGCGTAGTAGGCTCAAATATATCTTTCTTGATATTCGTAAACTTCAGAAGCGACGTTTGAACATTCGTTATCGCTTCATCGCCGTAGGTAGTGTATTTCTGTATTTCGCTTGAAAGCTTGAATATATCGTTTGCAGTAACGCCTGCCTGTGAGCCTGTGGCCTTCAGGGCTGCAAGGGTCTTCTTCTGTGCAACCTCCGCTTCTTCAAATGCCTTGACCGCCTTAACGCCTATTGCGACAAATGCAGCCGCGACTGCTGCGCCAGCGATAACAGCCTGCTTTTTGAATTTATCAAATAAGCCCTGTGAACGATTCAAAGAAGAATTGAGGCCGGATTCTTCGCCTTCAATCTTTACCGTGACTTTTCTTTCTTCGTTAGCCATTTTTAGCCACCTCGCCGAATATCTTATATATTCCCTTGTTACTCAGGCTTTCTTGTATCAATTTTTCCCTGCGTTCCTTGAATTCCTTCAGGTCGTCGCGCGGGTCTTGATACTGTTCAGCCTTACCGCCGGCAAGCAAAACTTTAAGGTTAAGTTCGGCGTGCCTATGCTTATGAGCAGTTAAAACAAGGTGCTGAACTTGACGCGGAGTAAGTTTGCAAAATTCGGCAAGTGTGTAACCATATCTGCAAGCCAGTACATCGTAGCAATCAAGCCAATTATTGAGAATATTAAGATTATCCAGCCCAGCATCACTTTTTTTTTACCGGCTGGCGTGTCGGTGACTTCAAATTGATAATCTTCTTTTGAAGAATCTATCTGATTCAGAATGAGCGTTACAAGATTTCCGATTGCCTTTTCCTTCTTCTGCACGCGCTTTTTAAAATCTTCCAAGCTTTCGGAAGGCGCTTCTATAAGGCAATAGAACATTTCGGTTATAACTTCTATAAACTCCGGCGTAACGATGCCGCTTGAAAGCACAGTGAGAGCGTAGCTTAAGCCGTCTGGCTTCCCTTTGTTTATAAAGAATTCAGCGATTTTTGCCTGCACTCCAACGGTGAACGGCGCGATTGTGTATTCCGCGCCGCCAACGTAAACCTTTTTGGTTTCGGTATTAAGTGCTGCGATACTCGCCATTAACCATTACCCTTTACATGATTAAGTTTGTAAACGATTTCTTCGCTGGTATTGAAAGGGTTTGTATCACGAACGCAAGTGCCGGTGATTGTGAACTCCGAGAATTGCTTTTCTGTGAAGTTCAGAGGCAGGCCAGCAAACTTAACTTTCGGGAAGAAAATTGTTGTAACTGTGCCGTCGCCTTGTGGAGCGCTTACAAAGTATAGGCCAACATAAGGCGGAACTTGACCGATGCCGCCTACTGAGTATTCACGCAGGCCGTCATGCGCCCTTGAAACCTCAAACATAGCAACGTCGCCTACTGTCATACCAATAGTACCGGAATCGCCGGTCAGCTTGATACCAAGTGAAGTTACATCTGTATCAGAGCTTTGCGTTATAGTAAGGTTTGAAGCAAGAAGCTTATAGCTAGTATCTTGGAATTCTACGTCCGTACCAGTCAGAAGGTCAACGTTCGTTGCCGCATAGATATTCACTGTAGTTGATGTAACAACCTTGACCATGTATAGGCCGTTCTTAAGGTTCGCTTCGCTGCCGGAAAGAGCCGATACCGAATCAATGCCGGTTGTAGCAACAACGGAAGTTCCTTTGGTATTAACCAGAGTTCCTACCGTGCCGGTAGTGCTGCCTGCTGTTTCAGTAGCAATACCGCCAGCGAAGGTTTCAAACATAGACCTGTTCGCCTGACGAACTACCATTGATATTTCAGAGCTTGCCGCGCCTGTTTCAGAAGCGAATGGGAAAGAGCTTGAACCGCCGTTTAACGGAACATTCTCATAGCTGAAATTATTTTCAACTGAGCCTATGATTTCCAACATACCGTCCTGATATGGAAGGAAGCCGTTTTCAGGGTCTAGTATTGTAACTGTATGTGCGCCCCAGAATATGTCTTTTGTAGTTTGCATGATTATTTATCCTTTTTTTTGTTTTTAATTTTTTTCTCTAGTTTTTTGACTGGTGAACTTTCCAGATTTGTTGTAACCTTTTTTTCCCGAATCACTTCTTCAGTTATAAGGTTTGGCAAATATTGTTCTGGCACTTCGCATTCAATGCCTTCGCGCAGCTTAATATGCGTCTTATTACCGCCGCTTTCTTGGTAGATTTCAAAGTCTTTTAATGGTGTGATTTTTATTTTCATACTAGGCTATTGTAGCAGAAATTGAAAAATTGACAATACGATATAGGCTCGTTCCGGTTTTCTCGTCCTTGAATCCTACTGCGGCTATTTCAGGCACGCAATAACCGACGCGCTTAAAGAAATCCTGAATGCATAGTTGTAGTGCGACCTGATAACGAAGCAGCTTTTGCATGGTGTCAATTTTCGCCTCGCGTCCACCGTCGGAATAAGCCAACTCTATGCGCCAGTTATAAGTTAAGCCGAATTTCTGGTTGCCGGTAATGGCAACGATTTCAGGTGTGTAATAAAATATGCCTTGAGCAACGCGGTTCTGCACGTTGTTTTCCGTGCTGAAGTAGTAATCCTTCTTATTAATTTGTTTCAGCAGGCCGTCTTCATTATCAAGATTCAAGGCATCAATCTTGGTGTTCAGATTATCCTTAAGATAATCAATAAAATCAGTAGTGAAATTCTCTATTGTGTACATTATCGCAGCCTTTTTATGCCGACTACCCTATCAGCCAGCTTCTTTATTATATTATCAATCTGTTTATCGCTATCTTCAATGGCTTTCTGCATGAACGGCATTTCATATTCATATTCAAGGCGTGCGGAATATATGGCTTCAGCAACTACGCGTATTTTGAATTGATTATCTATATAGCGAAATATGTTCTTATCCAGCGTTCCGCTAAAGCCCAGTGGATATTCGCCTTTCGCAGCGCCTCTTACTTCTTTATAGCCTTTACCGCTTTGTAAGCGCCTTTTATAGAGGTTCCCAGAGCGCGGGCTTTGGTCGCGGATTCCTTTTTTTGCTGCGTTGCGTACTGTGTCGCCTATATCAATTAAGGCCGCGCCTAAGTCTTTCTTCGCGTCTTCTTTCAGCTTCTTGATGCTTTCCCGAAGCTCTTTATCATCAACAGTTACATCTACTTTCATATTCCGTTAAGGTTCCTGTAGCGCTTGTATATAGCAAGGCTTCCGTCAGGAATCTTCTGTGATGATGTAAAATTATCACCTGTTTTTGAAATATTTTCGTATATATCGCGTGCGTGCTGTAGCATGGCAAGGCGTAAATCGGCTGGAATGTCCGTTGGCTTGCTGCCGAATCCGGCTGTATATGTAACCTTTAGCCCCGCCAGAAGGCGCATATTAATTATAAGGTTATCGTTAAATATAAGCCTTCCTGAGTTGTCCAGCAGGTAATAGGACGAAGAAACTGTGTCTTCTGTATTATCGCTATCGTATGTCTTAACCGAGGTTATGGCTATAGCTGGCTTATAAGGCAGGTCTATGAATCTTGAGCCGTAGTTCGCTACTACTACGTTACTGGCGAATGGATATACCATATCCGAGTATCGCGCAGGCAGCATATCAAATTCATCTTGTATATGTTCTAAAGTGGTAGAAAGAAGAACGCCGTTAATTTCTTTCTCGCAGGCTTCCGCAACCGCAGGTATGATAACGTCTTTTATCAGGCTTTCGTCAGAATCGTTACCTTCATCTATCTTGCAGAAAGACTTTACCACCGACAAATCAAGCGCCGGCGTAGTGTTCTTTATGGTGATTTTTGTATGTTTGACCATATAGTAAGGCCGCGATACACGCGGCCTGTTTTAAAATTATAAAGTTATTTCTTTTTAATCTTAACTTTCGGCTTAGTTTTTCCTTCTTCATCGCCTTCAGGTTCGCCCTCTGTTTTTACTTCAGGTTCGCCTTCATCTTCGGCTTTATTCTTTGTCTTGCTGCCTATGAAAGAAGATTTCTTATATTCAACCTTGTATTCATCAAGCTTTGCAACCTCTGCTTCTGACAGTTCGTAAGCCTCGCCTGCTGCGAATTCTTTATTCGTAACACCGTTGAAAGAGATTTTCTGGTCTTCTGTAAAAGTGACTTTTGGCATTTTATGTACTCCGTTAGATTATTAAATAAAACAATGAATGTTTGATTAAATAATATATCAGAAAAAATAGATTGCCAGTGTTTTACGACCAGCAATCTATTCGTCGGTTATTATACGCCTACCGGCTGAACATATGGGTCTTCAAGAACCGCAACTACGCTTACAGAGCCGCCGGAAGTAACGCCGGTTGCTACTATATCGCAAGTAACGTAATCTTTAACACCGATGTAGCTTATCCTTGAAGTGCCTGCTGCTGTAAGTGCTGCGGCTGCTTCGGGAGCAGTTGAACCGGAAAGTGGAGTGTGAAGCTCTGCATCTGCAACAGCATTTTCGCCACTCATACCAGAATCGTTTGATTCGTTGATAAGCGGTGTATAAACGCCGTCCGTGAATGCTTCACAGGTTATTAAGAATGTTACTTTATTGTAGCCGCGTACATCAATAGTGTTGCCGGCTGTTGTACCATTACCAGAAATCGCGGTTTTTGTTACTGCGATTTTGTGGGTTTTGTTTGATGCGCCTTCGCGTTTCATGGTATTTTCCTTTTAAGTTAAAATTAATCTGGCGCAGCCGAAGCCGCGCCAGAAGTTTGTTAAGATGCTAACTGTAGCAACTTGATTGCTTCAGCAACAGCAACGCTTCCGCCTGTGTCTTTCACAGCGTAGAAGTTCACGAAAGGTTTATTGCTGTAAGGGTCACGAAGAACAGAAGTCTGTTTTCCGTCAACAATTACATAACCCTTCTTGAAGTCACCGAACGCCAGCGAAAGTGAGCCTGTGCTTGCGTCTGGCATATCGTTTGCTTCAATAGCTGGGCGACCAAGTATCGTTGAAGGTGAGCCTGCAACAAGTGAAGGCTGCCATAGATACTGGTCGTTCTGGTCTTTAAACTTTCTTATAGTTTTAAAGATGCTGTTGTTAGCAAGGAACGTTGCGTTCGCACGGTAAGGCGATTTCAGCGTGTAATATAAATCAATTACATCGTCAAAATCAAAGTCGCCGTTTGAGCCGGACTTAATAGCCTGAAGCTTACTTGCAGAATACGAAGTAGAAACTTGGTAATCATTCAGGAAGCCTTTCGGTTTTTCGTTACCGTCGCCAGTTACGAAAGCCGTATTTTCTTCAAGCATCAAGTCTTCAGTGATAAAGTTCATTACGACTTCAGCCGCGTTGCTTACTGTATCAAGGAAGCGTTGAGTTACAGGCGGGTTAGCGTAAACCTCTTTCACCGGTATTTTTAACATACCGAAAGGTTGTCCTGTATCTGTATTTGGCCTGCTTGTCTGTTCACCTACCCAGCCGGAAGATGATTTAGCCACTCTTATAGGCCAGTCAACTTCAGTTGCCTGAGTTTGTACAACAGTACAGATTTGACGCATAGGCGAAGTAAGATATAGTCTTGCGTCTATAAGTTCGCGTACGTCTGGTGTTAGTAAGAAGCCGCCGTCACCACCGGAACCGATGCTGAAAGCTTTCAGTTCTTCCGCAGTAAGGGCTTTATCGCCTTTAGTTAGGAATTTGTTGAAAGATTTCTGAGCAAGCTCTTTTTCAGGTGTCAGGCCGTCTTTAGAATCGGAAAGTGTACCGCGCGCAACAATCTTGGAAAGCTTGTCCATTTCAGCGTTATACTGTTCAATAGACTTATTGATTTTTTCAAGCTTTTCTTCAGTTATCGGGTCTGCGGAACCTTTAGATTCTATTTGCTTTAATCGTTCATCGTTCGTTTTCTTGAACTCTGACCAATCCTTGTTGAGATTCTCAACTGTTTTTGTGATTTGTTCTAGTGACATTTTTAAATCCTTATTATGTTAGATGCGTTTTCCATAGCTTTTATAGCGCGGTCTATAGCTTCCGCGTTTACAGCCTCGCGCTGTATCTGCCCTTTACTTTCTTCAGCCTCGCGCTGAAGCATATCAAGTGCAAATTTAGCAACAGCATCAGCCTGACTTCTTGAAAAGAAACTTATCTTCTTCAGGTGATGTGCAATATCTCTTTTGATTTCCGCTTCGTTCTCTAAAGACTTAACGGAAGTAATAACGGCCTTTGAGTTCGCCGGTATTGTAACAGGCGATACTTCCCAGAGGTCAACTTTCTTAATATAGCGCAGGTCGTCCTTATATTCCCTATCCAAGCATATAAAACCGATACTCATTCTATCAAGCGCGCCGTCCATAAGTAATTCGTAAGTATCGCGGCCTAGCGATGTATTGCTCAGTTTACCTTCAACATAAAGGCCGTAATCATCTTCAACTACTTTTGTGAATTTACCGATAAGCTTATCAAGCCTGTGCTGGTAGCAGAGCTTCGGCATTCTGGCCTTGATGCTTTCATCAAAGCAACCCTTCACCATTATATCGTTTGTTGAATCTATATTTCCGAACGTAGAGGCATAACCGGTGAACACCATTTCGCCCGATTCTTTCTTGCTATACTTGAATTTTAAATCGTCAAATTTAAATTCTGTTGTTTCTCTATTCATAGAAGATTCCTGTTTTATGAATTTTATCATTCGTCAGGCGAATTAACAAATAATAAATCGCATCGGCAGTTTATCACTTCTTCAGGCGGGAGCGAAGCATCGTGCGGCCTGTCGCATTCATAACCGCCAACAATGAAGGGTTCGTCCAGTGGTCGTGCAATAAGAAGTTCAGGATTCAGGCTTGTATCGTGCGTTTCCCTTACCCTGTCGTCTTGGAAGGCAAACCACTTTTTATATTTAACAACATTGAATTCATCGGCATATACCTTCGCGCTTTCTAACTGCGAAAAAGTAAGGGCGCTGAATGTTTCTGTGCGCGCTATCAAACCCGCGCGCGGCTTGCTGATTCTTGCAAGCGTTGCTATCTTCCCAGCTTGCGCGTCTGGCGGTAATCCTTCATTTACTGCTTTGCTCAGAGCCTCAAGAACACGGCGCTTTGAGTTATTGGAAATGCTGGTAGCTTTCTTCAGTAGGTTTTCGCTGACATATTTTTGCAACAGGCTTCTATAAATATTCAAAGCCTTTCGCTCCATATTCGGAATATCACTTTTATAAACCTCTTGCATAAAATCGGTTCCGGCTCTTATTACATGGGTGTAATGAACCGTCATAAGCTTTTCCAAGCGGCGCTGGTGTTCGTACGTTAAAAGCTCTATTTTGATGTATTTCTCAAGCTGCGATGTGCCGACCATTGAGGCGCATTTTTTATAGAACTTCCTGAGTTCTTTATTGATATATTCACGGAATAGGCGTTCGTATTTACGGATTTGCTTATCCTTCGTTGCTATCGCCGCCTTGATTTCCTTCTTCATCTTCATTTTGTTCTTCTTCGTTCGGGTCTTCGTTTGCGTCTTCCGCCGGTGTTTCTTTCCCGCCTGTATTGCCTACCTCGTCTATGGCAGCCGCGTAATCATCTTCAGCCTGCGTTCCTATATCTTCGCCCACAAGTTCAAGAGGTGTCTTACCCGCAGGAACAAGAAGTGAATCTGAATTCGTCACGTTTTTAGCCGCATAGCCCACAAGCTCCCGCGATTCATCAATGGAAAGTATGCCTGCTGTCTGTGCTGCAATCGCCCTATCAAATAGAGCCTTACGACGCATTTCAAGTGCCGCTATATTATCATAAACAGGTTCAAAATATAAATCTGTTCCGTCTTTATAGAAATCTAAAATCCAGCGATTCAACGCTTCGTAGAAAAGATTGCATTCAGGAATTATCGTATCTTGCCAGTAAGCAATAAGAGCTTCACCATAGTTTGAATACGTTGATTCACCTTCAACACCGACAAGCTGCGGCGGCGTGCCGTACACTGTGCAAATCATTCTGCTGTTTTGCTTCAGGTTATTGATAAAATCCATATCTTTAGGTGACATGGATATTGAGTTATATTCCAAGCCGCCCTCAAGAAGTAAGGGTTTGCCTGCATTACTCGCGCCGGTGAAATTTAAATCTATCTCTTGTTTAAGCCTCTCATACTGCTGCGTCGTTAAGGAATCCTTAGAAGAAAAAGCGCCTGTAGGATTCGCGCCGTTCTTAACAAGGTTCTTATTCCAGCGCAGGCCGTCGTTGATTGATTCAATACTGTTGCCTGCTGATATTAGCGGGCTTATGCCGCGCCATTTATTTAGCGGGTTATTATCTTTGAAATGGAATATCTGGCACTTGAAGTTTTCAGAAGAAAGAGCCTTGTATTTTGCGTTCTTACTTGTAACCGTGTATATGATGCCGTTCACGGTAGCGTCATACTCAACGGTTATCTCATTTGGCTTTATAGGCCATATTTCTGCGGGCTGACCGTTGCGCGGGTCTATTGTAGCAAGAAGGAATGCCTCACCGGCTATCAGCTTATCTACAAAGAATTCCTGAATCAGTTCAGGCCAAGAATAAAGCGGGTTCGGTCTATCAAATAAAGAAACTACTGGGTGTTGTTTTATTTCTTCCGTTGAATCTTTAAGCTTCTTTTTAAGCCTGTAGGGAATAGAAGATTGCGCCTCTGCTGCGCGGTCTATACAACGTCTGGCAATAGGATTGACCACATAGCCATATCGCGCCAGAGCGTAATAATTGCTTGCTAATGAAATATCATCGGTGCTGCTGTGCATATAAGAAAGAAAAGGCGAATCTATAGCCTTCTGTTCGCTTACCTGCTTGTTTTGATTTGTTTCAGGTGCTTTGCGTTTCAGGAATTCAAACATTATAAACGCCTTATTGAAAGTTTTTTGTTCATTCTGCTGCCGTACCAATTCAGGAATTGACTTACAGAATCAACTATATCATCGTTCGGGCTTTTTGGAAATGATTTTAACTGTAGTTCAAAATCTGACAGCCAGTGTGCTTTTTTCGGTATGAATACGCGTCCGGCTTCTATCATTATGGAAGCGCGACTGAAGCGCTCTACTTTATCGCCTTTTGGATTTATCGGCAGAATGGTAAGCCCGCCTTCGTCCCGCATCGCCTGAATAAGCGGAGTGCCTGAAGCCTTATCTTCTATAAGCGACGTTTCTGCAAGATAATCGCTGGCAAGCTGGAATGCTTTTTTCTTCAGAACTGGGAATTGTAATTTTGCTATATAGCAATCTATTAAGTAAAATTCTTCTTTATCAGTTATTCCCCAAGTGGTGCAAACTGAATAGTCGTTCGTTTCCTTTTCTTTTAATGCGGTGTCCCAAGATTGAATAACCTCTACGAATTCCGGCATATCGTCCAAGTCAAAGCGCCTGAACCATTCAATCTTACATACTCCGCCGGTAGCAGCCACATTCCAGTTTCCATGAAGCAACCTTTCACGCTCAACCATAGGAAGCGCAAGCAGGTTCGCCTGATAAGCTGGGTCTGCGGTATTAAGTATTTTGTTATCTGAAAGTTTCGCTGGTATGAATGAAAGGCTCTTAACGTGTTCAATCTTAAACTCTGGGTGCTTCTTAATTATCTCTTTCGGGCTATTCGCAAAAACTATATCTTCACCTACCCGAACGAAGTAGCGCACCTGACCTGCGCGGGATTCTATAGCAAGGCCGGTGTCGTTATCAATCCAGTAATCAAGTAATTGACGAAGAAAGCTTTCTGAATCTGGGTTGCAGGTCGCGCGTATATATGGCCTTATCCCGCAGGTAGTACGGCTTCGGCTTAACATATACCAGAATTGATACTCACTGAAGGTTTCTAACTGGTCAAAGCATATCAACGGTATTTGTGAAGACTTGTAATCTTCGCAGGTCTTATCATATTCAAGATGTCCGAACGTTACTTTTGAACCAGAAGGAAAGCGCCAGTCAAGGAAGGTTTCGCGAGGCGCACCTTCAAAATAAGGATATATCTTCTGTGATTCGTCCCATAGGCCGCCCTGCGCTCTTATATCTTTTGTGCTGCGCCGGAAGTACACCGCGCCGAACTGTGTATTCTTGATATGCCGCAAAGGCTCCAAGCATAGCCCATAAGTCTTTCCGCCGCCTGCTGCTCCGCCGTATATGGTTATATCTGCACCTGAAGCAAGGAATAGTTCCTGTTTACCTTTCTGCGGCTTGAATTCTACTATTTCGCGCTCCGGCTGCTTCATGCCGCGTTCCTATTTTCTATTATTATCAGGAATGTACAGAACTGTCTGTGGTGCAAGTGTGCCGTCTGGGTTTGATAAATCAAGGTCTTGTTTCGGATAACCGAATATCCGATTCCATACTTTTTCAACAGTCGCTATCTGACCGCGCCTTATATCTGCGGCAACTGCTGAAGCAATAGAAATAAGCCAAGCTGGCGTATCTGGGTTTTCCGAAAGAGCCTGCATTTCCTTACCGGTCATATTCAGAACCGCTTCAATAAGCTTATAGCTATCTTCTTTTGATAGTTCCTTGCCGCCATTATCAAGTTTATAGTCTTGTAATATCTGATTGATTAAACTACGCTTCCGGCCTCTATTAGCAGGCTGGTATTCCTTAGAAAACTTCTTGCCGTTCTTAAGATTTTCGCGTGGGTCGCGTTTTTTCTTTGTCATTGTTATACCGTCGTTTTCACATCGTTTTTTATAATAATAACAAAGATTGTTGAATTTAGCTATCAGGATTTTAGGAAATGTCCTTTATCTCTTTTTTTCTTACCGCACTTTTCGCATATACTTGAACGATACAAAAAGAATACAGCATCTAAGCAGCAAATCCATTTATGGCGGCAGAATAACTCTCTTAAGAACTGGCGCATTATTTATTATCCTTCTTTAAAATTCGGTACTTCACAATAGTTGCTATTTCGTTCTCGCCCCAGAAAAATTCTTTAGCCTGACCCTTGCTTTTTGCTATACCGTTCTCTATTTCTATATAGGTATCGGGAGCAACTGGACATCTGCTTTCTTTATGAATTATCCAGCCTTTATCTTCTGTCATAGGTTAGTCCTTTTTGTTAATCTCTTAATGTAAAAAAGTCGCCCTCTGGCTCTATATATGGCTTATGCTTTCTACACCAACTGCACTGCATACTTTCAGTATAAGTATTGTACCGCCATCTATGAATTTTTAGAATCCAACAAAATATCTTCATGGCTTAGTCCTTTTTGCATTGATATACTGGTGAATCTGGGAAAGAACTATAAATTATTTTTACATTACCCCAGCCCAATATCTTTTTAGCCGTTTCACTATGCTCTGATGCAGTCATCATTTCATAATGAACCCCACCCTCACAATCTTGCAGCTCCACTACATCGCCATAATAAGGCCTCTTCCCCTCCTCTATCAATTTCAACACCCCTGCTTTTTCATCGGCTTCAATGGTGGCTTCGGCAACGCCTAAATACATTTCCTGAATACGAGGTAATGTAGCAGTAAATAAATGCTCTGGCTGTGCTTCCATTTTGGCGAACATAGCCCTAGCCCTATTCTTAATTATCTCTTTTTTAGTTAGCTGTTTCACACTAATACCAATTATTATTTCTTTTGCTAAAAACGCCGCGATTCTCTAAGGCGTTTACACAGGCGGTACAAGATATAGGTTTGTTAGTATTTTTATATTCTTCCACACCGTCCACAAAATATATTCCGCATACGGTAGCTGCATCACCACATTGCGTTTCAGTTCCATGAACGCAATCGCCAACGGCATCTATTTCATATTCTCCGCTTGCTTTCGTTATTATTACTCTGTTACCCATACATTCCTCTCTATAATCTCTTTTCTAGTTAGCCGTTTCATCACTCACAGGGGCGGGGCGGGTGTTCCATGCTTCTGGCGTTAGCATATAAACGCCGCACTTGTCAAAGCAGCCATAAGCTGTCTGAGGCTCTGCCGTTCCTTCAATGTATATCTCGCCCTTCCTTGCCTCACCACGGCAAAACGGGCAAGGCTTTAGCATCTGTTTATCTGTCATGGGCGGTTTATCATCACTTTTTTTCAAAGCGGCATTCATGCTATCAGCATATTCCCTTGCGAACTCCAGCTTGCTGAACCACCGGTAATGTTTACCGTCATGTTCTTCTGGCCTGTATTCCTTAATGATATAAACAACAGGGTCTTTTTTGCCTTTTATGGGCTTTACTATCCAACTTTTGTTATCTGTCATAACTAGCTATCCTTTTTGTTTAGTTCCTGAAAATTACATTTATGAATCTTGAACTCTATCACCCATACCCACGGGTTTTTATCCCACGAATCTTTGCCGTTCAGTGATTGCCATAGTTCCCTATACCATTTTACCGGACTGGTTTCCTTTGCAATATTCGGGAAGGGGCAACCTTCTGCCATACAATCACCCCTTGAAATATCCTGTAGCCTTTCAACTCTGATATTGGTTATTTCAAGCGTAAGGCGTGAGTATTGTTTCGGCATGAAAATTGAAGGGAACCATTTCTCAGGAAAGTTTTCATTATTAGCTTTATAGACAGGCTCATAAACATTATCGTTCATGTCTTTTATTGATTCAAGCTCTGCCCATTCGTCATACTCATAGCTAACTTGCTTGAATGCTTGCCAAGTTTCTCTAACCCATAGCAAATCGCCAACTTTACCATAGGGGCATAGATTATAATCAAGCATATCTTGGAGGGTGTAGGGGTCAAATTCTATCATATTAGGATAACCCCAATTATTGAGGTCTGAGAATCCGCCACTGAAGCCATTTTCTTCTTCATCATCATAAAATTCTTTTAAATCTACAACTTCCCTGCCATGCAGTTTGCCGATTATCCTTCTGGTCTGCGTTTTCCTGCCCTCAAGCAGAGCTTGAACCATAGGCGTTGAAAATAATATCGGTCTGGCTTTCATCACTCCCCCTGTTTGTTGTTAAGGGCTTGCTTGATAATATCTCTCCAAGCTTCCTTAATTTCTATTTTGGTTGCGCCATCTATATTTTCCCATTCTTGGCGTAAACCCCTTCTATCTGTAAAATCTAAAATTATCCCATTTAAGATTTTTTCCACCAGTTCATCAGGCTTGCTAGGTTGAATTGAGGCGGTGGAGAGGGCTGATTTAAGTTTATCATAAAGCTCCATTATTAGCATTTCCTGAGTACTATAAAGTATTTCATAGTGTTTGTCTGGCTTTCCTTTTGTAAGCTCCCTAACCAGCGGCTCAACATCTTTACAGTATTCCACCAACCCCTCTTGCTTCGGTGCTTGTAGGGCGGTTTCGCATTTAATTAACAGGGCTTCTATAATAGCAAATATAGAAGAATCCAGTTTGTTAAAATCCATTAAATGCCTTGCTTGTGCGCAACTATTTTTAATTGAATCTATATCCCTCACCAGCTCGCTTGTTTCTGGTTTAGGGGCTTGTAGGGCGATTATTTTTCTGGCAAACTCTTGTGCTTCATCTTCTTTTGCAAAACACCAAGTATGCGTCATTGCAAGGTTTGCAACCTCTTTCACTAACTCGCTTGTTTCTGCTGGCTGTGCTTCAATCTTTGCTAGGGCTGTGAGGGCTTGCACTATATTTGCTTTTGATAACTCGGCATGAAGCTCAGATGCCTTTCTTACAATATATTTCCATTCATTTTCGGCCTCTTTGGTTTTTAACCCATGAGGCAATTCACCATGAGAAGCACCAATATTTATTTTGTCAAAAAATTCTTTTACTCTATCTATTATTTCTACCAACTCGCTTGTTTCTGCTGGCTGCGCTTGTTTCAAGAGGTAATTCACTAAATCAATCAGAGCGCCTTTGCTATGCCTGTTTCCTACAAGCTCATTAGCCTTTTGTCTGGTAGCGTGGTCGCCGGTCTTTAATGGGTGATACTTGTCTATCTCAGGCGTTAGGTAATCGTCCCTATCGTGCCAGTCTTTCACTGGCTGCGTTCCCTTATGATATGAAGCTATTGCGGCTTGGGCTAATCGCTCATATAGCTTTTCTTGCCAGTCAGAATCATAGGGCTTTGCAGTTGCATTATACGATTTAACAACTTCAGCATGAATCGCCCCTGCCACTCTTACAAAATCTTCCTGTGTAGGTTCTTTCTGCTGCTGATACATAAAATCCATAATCTCTTTTGCTAGATTCTCAAGACGTTCATTTCTGCGAGAATCCGCCGTTTCAATATAGACTAGCGGCATTGAGCCTTCTTCTATAGCTTCAATTACTACCGCATTTCTTTTTAGCGCTTCTTTCTGATATTCGGCGATTGCTCTATTCAATAAATGGCGCATGTTTTCTTGACTGATTCTTCTAGTTTCAAGTTCTGCGTCTTGAATAAAAAGATATCTTTTAAGCTCTTTCCAAGCGGCTTCGCGCGCTATCGCTTCCCTTTCAGATTCGGTAAATACTATGTCACTAATTTTGGTTTCTGTTGTCATGGTCTAGTCCTTATGTTGTTGGTCTTACCTTTCTTCTTTCTATAGTTTGCAATAGCAATAAAGTAAACAATTATTTTATTTATTCTGTTACTGGCTTGCCCTTGCTGTTTATCAGGAATTTGCAGCTACACTCAGGACATTTGACCTTTTGAAACTTTTCTTCTTCGTCGTCCGGCGTGCCGTCCTTGTCTTCCGGCTTATCAGTTGCGCCGTTGAGTTGCGGGAATTCAAACTGTACGCCGAAGTTCTTAAGCTGTTCAAGGTCAAAGTCGCTTGTAAGAATATCAACGTCAAACTCGCCCCAAGATACGTTATCAGATACTATGATTTCGTCCTTTAGCTGTTTAGTGAGCTTCAGTCCTCTCGGCGGAATCATAACATTGACCACCATATCGCCGAAGCCCAAATCTACCAAAGCCCTGAACCTTTGATGTCCCGCAAGTATCATTCCTTTTTCGTCCAAGCATATCGGGTTGCGGTAGCCCTGCGATTCAATCTTCTTCTTTAGCTGCTCAAAACGCGTCTTCGTTATCTTGCGTGGGTTTCGGTTATATGCCACAAGGTCTTTTACCTTACGCGTATCGTGTTGCCACTGTAGCAGTTTCATTTTTTGTTTATCGGTCATATCATTTTACCTGCAATCGCCAACAAGCTTCGGCACATAAGCTGACGGCACAAGCCCGCCTACTGCCTGCCCCTGCTGGATAAAGATTTCTTCAACTATCTTCGCGCCTTCCCATATCACTATTTTGCCTGCCTGTGATTCGGTATCTCTTATAGCCTTAAAAGCCCCGCAACGGTAGTGACCGCCATAAAGAAGCTTACCTGTTGCAGATACCGCGTTATAGGTTCTGTAACTGAAGGATTCACACGCACATTTATTTCTATTTGCCATTCCTGATAATCATTTTGTAATATTTATAATGTTCCTGAAGCCAAGATAAGGCGCATTTCGCACGGTTATATTCAAGCTGTTCTTCGTCCTGAAGGGTTATCTGGTTTGGCTTCGCGTTCGCCATTTTGGCTTCCGCGCTTGCGATAACCTGCTTCATCTTGCCGATTGATTCCGGCTGCGAGTTAAAAGCCTGCTCAAGCTCCGAAAGGGTTTTTGCTTCGCGCATCTTATCGCTAACAGAAAGGTATGTATCGGCTATATAGTTCATTGTGGCCTTATTTTTTGTTCAATAAGTCTTACAAAGTCGTTGCCGGTCTTCAGATAGTCCATTTCAGCGTCGGTTATATCAACCTTGAACTCGTTCTCGGTTGCCATTACTATTTCTATGAAGTCCAAGCTATCAGCAGTATATGCCTCTGATAACTCCATATCCATATCTATAGCCCTGTCGTTGCCGAACACTTCCTGAAGGATTGCCTGCATTCTGTTAGCGATTGTTTTCATTCTTATACTGCCTTTCTGTTGGTAGCCTCATTAATAGCGCGTTCACCGTAATTTTCAATCACCTTGAAGTCACGGTCAAAAACTACTTCCATGCGCTTAATGAAGGAAAGCGCGCCGTTAAGGCTTGCTGGCTTATGGTTATAAACCATTTCCCATTTTTCAAAGTTGATTTCTGACGGCATATCTTTGTGCGCCGTGCAGGGGTAGCCAAGCGACATTAGATAACTGCGAACATTATTGATATTCGCAAAGCTGGAATGGCCTGTAACAGTGGTTTTAGTATTCCGCTTTTTTTTGCCTTTCATTATTTCGGAGCCTTTCTTTTCTGGCTCTGCTTTCGTGTGGCTGTCTGCACTTACTACCGTACCTTCAGCGATACCTTTCAATACCTTCAGGCTATGATTAATATTGTACGCCTTATCTTCTAAAACGCCTATCCTGTCCTTAAGTTCTTTTATAGTTTTTATGTAAAACATGGTCTTTTCCTTTTTTGTTGTTAAAGTAGTTGTTATTGGTCGTCATTCAAAAGGGTATATCATCGTCCAGCGCGTCGCTTGACTGGCTGTAAGTTGATTGCTCCGGTTTTGAATCTGGTTGCCCGCCCTGCGCTTCTGTCGCGCCTGTAGCTGGTGAATCTTTTCTTTGCAGCACTTGGATTTTACCGCCGAAAGAAATCACTACTTCTGGCGAAATCTTATCGTTTCCGTTGCTGTCCTGATACTTCCTTGTCTTCGCCTTGCCCTGTATATAAACAAGGTCGCCCTTCTTTATCGTCTTCGCGTAGTCGGTATTTTGCCAAGCCGTGATATTGTGCCAGTCGGTTTCTTCTTCGTATTCGTTTGTCTGCTTGTTCTTCCGCGCCTCTGTCGTTGCTATGCTGAAATTGACAACCGGCGTGCCTGACGTTGTATTCCTTAATTCCGCATCGCGGCCTGCCCTTCCAACTAAAATTACTGTGTTTATCATTTTTACTACTCTCTACTGATTGTTAATTCTCTATCATATACCCTGCGGGTCTTCGGTGATTTTTCCGGTTCAGGAAAAATACTTGTTACATACAGAGTTCCTTCGTAGTTGAAATATACATCAAGCTTTGCGCGCGTAATACTACTTCCAACAAATTCAGCCTTTATCTGGCTGGTATATGCGATTCTTTCAAAGGCAAAGTCAACGCAAGAGCAGTCGGCCTTCACTATCTCTTTGCTCATTACCTCTATAAAATCTTTAAGCTCTTTTCTTAGTTTCATATATCGTCACTATTCGGTTTTCCGATACTACAAAGGTAACGCCCTTTATGTGTACCCGCCTTGCGCCTGCTTTTATAGCCCTTCTTACCTCGTCCGTTAGCAATTCCCTTTTTAGCGCCTCAATATCAAATCCCAGCATTCTTTCCAAGTATCTTAACAAGGCGTGGTCTGTAATTTGGGTTTCTCTATTTTTTACCATAAATATTTCCTATCTTTGAAGTTATATATTTTTTCCCTAAAGTAAACAATTATTTTATTATTCCTTGAAGCCCGCAGTCTTTATCGCTTCCGCGATAGTCTGCTCCATGATTTTAAGATGTGGCAGGCTTAACTTCGCAAGTTTGCAGTCCAGCATCTTTGCAAACGTGGTCGCGGTATAAGAGTTCGTCATTAACTGAATCCCAAATACGCTTGCGTTGCTGTCGTTGTATTTCTTTGCAACCTCTGCGGCTCTTTCTGGGAAGGTCTGCATAAGCTCAAGGAAAGCTTTGTGCGCTTTTATAACCCTTGAACAATTCCATTCAAGGATTCGTACCCTGCGGATATATTCGTAGGTTTCAGGGTCGTATGCGTTCACATCAAGCCGGTATCGGTAAAGACCCTTTGCAACATAGTGACGTTCAACCTCGTACCCGCCGAACTGTGGTTTGCGAAGGTCGCGCAGCAAGGCGCTATTACCCGCTTCACTTCCGCCTATATGTTCGGTTATCTCGCGCAGGCTTCGTGCTGTGCCGTCTTTCATAAGGTCAAACAGGGCGCGCAGGCGCTTACTCAGTCTTTGCTTATCGCGCTCCGGCTGATAGTCTGCTCCGGCGAACTCTGGTTCTTTGCTTATAGCCTGAATGAATCTTTCATAATCAGGATTAAAAAGGTCGTTGTTATTTTCTGTCATGGTCTTTTCCTTCATTAAAGTTATAGAAATTTGCCAGCGTTACGGATTGCTGGAAATCTTTCGGCGCACATACTTGGTCAGATATGTTGAATAAAAGCTTTTCGTGCGTCCTACCGGATAGATAACCGAATACGAATATCAGGGTATATATAGCTATTTTTTTCATTTGTGTACCTCTCTGAATCCGTAATCTGTTAAATCGTGTTCGCGTACAAGGTAGTTTGCTGCCTCGTTGCCGTATTCTTTTGCTATGCCGTTAAGAACAAGCCCGATAATATTATGAGTGTAATTACCGCCGCGTAATGTTGCGCGCTCTATACTCTGTTGCGCTTCTTCAATTTTCTTGGCAAAAGCTTGACGCTTTTCTTTTGGCAGCTTGTTCATTATGTTTCTTAGCTCTTGTTTCATAGTCTTTTCCTTATATAGTTATGTTGATTTTCTTTTTGTTACCCTTGCGGTTCAGGTAGATTTGCTCCGCACGGATAATGTTTTCAAACGCTCTTTGTGCGCTTGAGTGGTCGTCGCGCTTTATGGCCTCGCAATACATCTGCTTCGCGGTGTCTATCATATCAAGTTCGTTTGCGACTATCACCGGAACAGTAAGGCCGTTGATGTAGAATCTTTCGTTCATATAACCTTCCTTGCTTTGCGTTTTTTAAGTTCAGCCTTTACATCGTTCGCGAACTCCGTAAAAAGCTGCGCCTCTTTTTCTGCGCCTCTTACTACCTGCTGAAGTTCTCTATCTGTAGCAGCGCTCAGATAAGCTGGCCTGTCCCACGAAGCCAGCTCTGCGATTGAGTATCTTTCTGACATATCGCCCCCTATAACCTATTCCAAAATTCCTGAATAACTCCGTCGCGGCTTGTCGTTCCGTCTATAAACCTGTCGTTCAACATCTGGCAGGTTTCTATGCAGGCGTTCACTTCGTCTTCGCTGCCGCTATTTATCGCGCACGGCAGCCAGTTGAAGATTGCATCACTGACAAGCGCGTCAATATCAACATTGTTCTTCGGCATCGGCTTACCTATGAATTTTTCAGCGCGTGAATAAAAGTCGTTGTTAAGTTCTACAATTTTAAGTTTGTCGTTCATGGTCTTTTCCTTTATTGGTTGTTGTTAGCTTCTGGTTCGCACGCTGCTACCTTTGTGTAAACGTAACGACGCTGAACCTCGGAGTATATCTTCTTGGTCGTTAGCTTGCTTTGGCAGTAGCGTAGGCGGTGATGCTCTGGGCTGTAGTGTTCTTCCATAAGAGCGTGAAAGGCTGCGCCGTGTCCGGCCTGACCATATTCAAAGTACGAAATGAAGTGGCAAATCTCATGGATAAAGCATTCCCTCTGCACCTCATAACTTTCTATCAGCAGGCGCGAAGATATTTCAATAAGCCTTGAGCCGTAGCAAGCCCTGCCAAGCGCGTGAGATAATCTTTTGTTATGAACAAGGCGAAGATGCCTCGCCCATGATTTACCCTCTACAAGATGCCTGACGTTGAATCTATCAAGCCATTCGTTCAGGTCTAGTTCGTGTTTTAGCAGGCGTTTACGGTCTTTCTTTGCCTGCACCGACATTTTCTTCATCATAGTTTTACCTTGTTAATGTTACAGCCCTTACGAGCCGGAAGTTAAAAACTAACTTCATGGAGCCGCCGCATATAGCAACGGCTCGGTGTGGTTAGTTTCTTTCAGTTAGTATTTGAAGGTCTTTCTTGTTGTCTGCAAAAAGCTTTATCGCGAATTCTTCGCCTTTCTCATTAACAGCGATTATATCGCGCACAGCAAACTTCTTGCCGTTTTCTGTAGTTAAGATTCTAACTGTAGTTCTTAACTGTTTTATCCTGTGAAGGTTTATATCGTTCATTTTGTACCGTCCTTATTTGTTATATCCCGCCAGTTTTTAGGCTGGCGGGGTTTTTGGTTAGTTCACCTTTACTAGGTTAATGTTGTGATTATTTGCCTTCTCTATTCTGAACCTCTGACCATGAAAAATGATTTCATCACCATATTTAACTACAATTCGGAAATCCGAAGGTTTTTTTGGAGCGTATTGAGCTTGTAAACAAGCGCCTATCGCCATAGCGTAATGCGTGTTATGGCCTTTCTTTACTGCTTCTTCATACGCGGCTATAGGGTCTTCGCCATTTTCTATTGCGTAACCAGTTACACTGCTAAGTTGCCAGTTTGCTAAATGCTTTTCGTCTGTTAGCGTTTCGCCGTCATAAACTTTCGGTTCAACTTTATCGTTGAAGGTAACCACATCATAAGCTGGATATTCACTTACTGTTATAAAACGTTTCATATTTTCTTCCTTTGTTCCGCAAGGCTTGATTGCCTCACTTCCTACCTTTATAAAGGAAAGAATACTAAAGTAAACAATTATTTTACTTTATCTTATAACTTGTTGATTTTATATAGTTTCTTGGCAGTCTTTTTTGCCTTTGTGCGCGTTTCTAAGCGGTGTTTTATCATATCTTCTATTACCGCCTTATCTTCAGCCGGAAGATTCTTTAGTTGCGCCATTCTGCGAAGCGTGCGCGCCGTAGGGATTATAACGTCGCCTGTTTCTATGCGAGAAAGATAAGCGCGGTCTAGTGGTATCTTCACTGCGAATTCGCGCGCGCTCAGATTGTTTCGTATGCGATACAACCTAAGTATCATTCCAAGTTTTGTTTTTGGTTTCTTCATTTCTTCAAGCCCCTTAGTTTTAAAATTTCATCTGTCTTTTTGTCTTTTTCTTTTTGTATAAGCTGCGGCGCATCTTCTGCTTTCCAGCTTTTCCTGAAGATGTGCCAAACTTTCTCTTTTAATTCTACGCTTCCAATGTAGTTGCCTGCGCCCTCTGGTACTCGCATTCCCGCAAGGTATATAAAAAAGGTGTTACCCTGTGTATCGGCTGAAGTGTCGCCGGTGAAATAAACGTGAATGTTATTATCTCTTGCGTTTACGGAAAGAACCCTACTTTCAGCAGGCATGAAGATTTGCTGCTCGTCAGTCAACTGAAGCTTCATTTCATAAATCTGTAAGGCTCTTTCCGTCATAGTTTAACCTATGTATATTTTACAGTCTGAGAACTCTTTTACAAGCTCTTGTCTGATTTTTTCATATAGCGCCGACATAACTTCTTCCTTATCCAAGAAATAGAACTGGAAGTATATTTCATCGCGCTGCATTGAACAGAAGCATTTAATCCTGAAATCGTTCGTGCTGTCGTGGCCTGCAAATACCGGTGAAGAAAGGACTATATCTTCAATAACGGTTATTTTCGCGCCGTTGACTGTAAGAACGGTTTCTTTCTGGCTTACGCTGATTTCGTTACTACCGTTTCCGACGTTGCTTTCTACCTTGCGGTTCGTTTCAATGCGAAGCTGCCTTACATAGCTGATAAGGTCTGAATGCGAAGGATTCTTAACTATCAGGTAATTCAGTTGCAGAAACTTTGCAAATTCCTTCTGTGGTATCGGTACGCCCTCTTGCTTAAACCACGCCTCAAGCATTTTATTAAGCGTAAAGGCATATCTTGCTTCGTGGCTTGACCATGAAGGCTGGTTCTTTGTGTGGTAGTCCAGCTTTGCAACGATGTTCTTATTGTTGATAAAAACAGAGGTGTTCGCGTCGCGGAAGTCGTTCACATAAGCTTTAAAGCCTCGTATGTCCGTGAACTCAACTTCTTCCTTAATGCGGCGTGGCGCTGCTTTAAGCTGCTGAAGGTCTATAAGGTGAGAGCCTTCTTCGCCTACTACGCATTCGTGGCTATTGATGCCGCCTTTATCAAATGGTAAGAACTGCTTCCTTTTTTCATAAGGCACAAGTTGCGGCATCAACTGGATTCTTTCTTTAATTTCTTGTGCGTCTTGTTTTTGTTGTGGTTTCTTTGCTGACATTTTCTTTTCCTTTTTGGGTTGTTATTGATATTAAGCCGGTATCGGCTCTTGCATTATGCGACCAGCCTTGAACATCTGTTCTTGTCGCGGGTCGTTTCTGAACAGGTTACCCTGCATATCGCTGAAGACATAATCAGAAACGCGCTTCTTCTGTGGTATGCGCTTATCCACTTCGCCGGTAAGAAGCAGGTCGTCCTGTTTGACCTCTATCTCAAGGGCAAGAATAGCTTTTGTTTTTTGCTTAGTGGTCTGCGCTACTATTACGCATTCCTGTACAGCGCTTGCGAACATATCAAGAAGCTGACCGCCCCGCATGGTTGCTACTGTGGCGATAAGATTCTTTTGATGTTCAGTAAGGTTTAGTTCTTCAAGGTTCATGGTCTTTTCCTTTTTTGTTGTTAAAGTCGGTTTTACCCGAATCGGGATTATTATTTATATTTTAATATAAGTAAACAAATATTTTGATATATTTTATTCAGGAAGCTTTCCTGTCTTCAGATATTCTTCTGTTCGTTTCTTCCGTTCTGATTCCGAGAACCTCATCTTTCCTGATAAGCCCTTCACTATACTATCCGCTTTCTTATCATAAGAGCCTGTACGGTCACGGTGATACTTGCTCTTATTTTCATAAAATTCATTTTTTTTAAAACTTCCCTTATTCTTTTCATTCTTTAATTCTTTAGTATTCTTGTTTGTTGTTACTTGTTTGTTATTTGTTTGTTGCTCGTTTGTTAAGTTCATGTTGATTTGCCTGTTATCCGTCTGGTAACGATGCCAATTAGATATTGAAATAATTGAGTATTTATTGGTTCTGTAGAGTGTTATTTCGCGTGTTGATTCAAGTTTGGAAATTGCAGTTCTTATCTGCTGCGGGGTCAACCCTGTTGTAGAAGCTAGGGATTTCAACCCTGTCAAGAACTGACCTTCTTTTATGGTAATACCACGCCACTTCTGTTCAGCATGATTCGCCAATAATAGAAAATGTATAAATAGAACTCTGGTGTTCAGGTCTGAGTACCACTCCCATTCAAGTAAGCTTCTGTGTAGCTTTATCCAGCCTGTGTTTATTTCGTTATCGTCGTTGCTCATAACCTCACCGTTATAAATTCACTATGTTAAAAGCGGCAACCTGCTAGTGAGAACAGGCTTTCGGGTGCTACCCTAGCCGCTTCGGCGTACTCTCTATAGTACAAGTAAAAAATATTCAATCCTTATAATCATGCAACAAATTTTTTATAATTCTGAAAAAGGCGTGGTGTAAAATTGGTTTGCTTTCTTCATGCATATAAAAATATCAATGTCGTAGAATGCTTTCATCATTCGCGCTTTGATTCTGAATTCAGAAAGCTTTACGGTCATTTCGCTTTTCATATCTTCAACAATGATTTCGCCGGTTCTATTATTCTTATAGCGAAAGTCAGCGATATAGGTTGCGATAAGAATATCGTTGTGCCTGAATGGGTATCTTACCTGTCTTTCAAGCTGCGATATTTTGCCAAGCAGGTTTTGACCGACAAGATATTCCCAGCGCTCAAGCTCTTTTTTGCTCTGAAAAAATCCGTCTTTCGTAATTTGTGATTTACTTTTATATTTTGATTGCTTCCTTCTTGTAACTGGCTTTCCGCCTTCGTTACCGAATAGCTTGAGGTATTGCTCTGAATTTATTTTTAACATAATTTCAAAATATTTGTTTACATTATATTTTCCAGCTATAATATAGGAACGCTTAATAAGCAAGTTAAGTTTTAACAACAACAAAAGGTAATATAATGCAAACAGTAAAAAAAGGCGACATAAGAGAGATAAGCACTTATTCACTTAATAATGAGCTTCGCACAGAAGTTTCAAATCTGGTGAGGCTTGAAGAACTGCTGGAAGGTGAATTTGAGCTTACGCCAGAAGTTATCTCAACATATCTTGAAGGGAACACGAATACTTTTGAGATAGTGGACATTATCAATCAAAGGCTGCTGGAAGAAGAAATCGTAATTACCGGAATCACAGCACAGGCCGAATATCTTGATGCACGTCTTCAGCGCGCAAAGAACCGCGCAAGGCAGCTTAAAGATTGCACCGCCCTTGTATTTGAAAGCACAAAGCTTGATAAGATAGAGCGTCCGGCTTATACGGTATATAAGCGAAACAACCCTTCAAAGCTGGTCATAGAAGATGAAAAGAAGCTGGCTGATACGCCATTCGTTACCGTGCAAATGGTAACTACTCTTGATAAGGAATCGTTGAAAGACCAGTTAAGAAAGAACGAAAAGAATAAGGCCGCATCTTCAGAGCTTATCAAGGTTCGTCTTGACTTGGAAGCGGCAGAGCAGGCGCTCAAAGAAAGCGAACAGGAACGCGGAAAAGTGTTGAAGGTTGAGCGCTTAAAAGCTAAAGTAAACAAGCTTGAACAGGTTATTCAGGAAAACCCTTTTCTTGAGATTTCCGGCGCGAAACTTGAAGGCGAAGGCTATTCAATAACATTCAAGCGCACTTAACAACAACAACAAAAAGGTAATACAATGTCAGAACTGATTCATTACACAGCACAGCAGCTTGACTTAATACGCCGCACTTACGGCAAAGACTTAAACCCTGAAGAATTTGATTTATATGTTGAAGTGTCGCGCAGGCGCGGCCTTTCAATATTAGAACGTCACCTTCACGCGCAGGTCTTCAATAAGAAAGATGCAGATAAACGAACGCTTGTTTTTGTAACTTCCATTGACGGCGCGCGGGCTATTGCAGAATCAACCGGCGAATATAGGCCGGACGATAAGAAGCCTGTATTCATTCACTGCACAGAAGATGCTATAACCAGTAAAACAACAAACCCGAAAGGAATAGATAGTTGCACGGTTCAAATCTATAAAATGGATAAGAACGGCAATTGGTTTCCGGTCATAGGTGAGGCGCGCTGGGAAGAATTCGCCAAAATAGAATATGGCAAACTTTCAGATACATGGGTTAAAATGCCTTATCATATGCTTGCCAAGTGTGCAGAAATGCAGGCACTCCGTAAAGCCTTCCCTTCACAGTTCGGCGGCATATATACGCAAGAAGAATCTGGTCGTGAAGAATTCCAGCAACCGACGAATGAGCTTGCCAGCGAACAATTAAGGCAAGAGCAGTTCAAGGCTAAAACCGCGCATATACCGGCAGCAGGTGAGGCTATAGGCTTGCTGCTACCTGAGAACAAGGGCGTAGTTAAGCAAATAGCCATAGGACAGGTATTTGATACGGTATCGCGTAGCGTTCGCGAAATGCTGCCTGAAAAGCTTAATGAGTTTTTTATCGTTAATCGCGAGAGCCTGAACACCTATTATAAGCATGAACCAGCCGCAGCGAAGGAAATTCAAAAGATTTTCATTCAGCGTCAGGAAGAACTGATAAAGGCCGAGCAAAAAAAGGAAATTGACAATACAGCAAAAATAGAACAGAATGAACCTGTTGTTATTGGTCAAACAAACCTGATATAACGTTGTTTAACGCTATCAGTAAGGAAGGCCGGTCTTACCTTACCGGCCTTTTCTTTTTATGGTAAAACTCTTTAAGAAACTATTTTCGTGTACGCCGTTTATGATTTTAACGGCTTTTTTTATTTCTTTTTTAATCTTCAGGTCTTGGATTGTTGCGATAATTTATATTATCCCGCTTGCCGTCCTTACAATATCAAAGTTCCTTAACGACGCGCACTTCTATAGAACATCAAGCGAAAGAATCTTTTATTCCTGTGTGGTATCAACTCTTTTCTTCTACTCGTTCCTGATTGCCGGAATATCCTATGAAAACTATAATCTGCTCTATCACGGCCTTGTGGTTTATCCTTTAGGCTTCTTTTTCCTTAAAAGATTTCAGAAATCAAAAAAGAAAGGAAAACTAATTATTTCATATATTTGTTGTATTATATATTCGTTGTTGTTTTTTTCTGCGCTCTTGTGATATAATCGGACGTAACCCAAAAAGGAAAACATCATGGAATCTATAGTAGGACTGTTTCTTGTACTATGTACTGCTCTTATAACCTATCACGGCTTTAATGCTTTCAAAGAAGGCAGAAAGAAAACTGCTTACAGCCACTTTGCACTTGTGGGCGTTATAGTGGTATTCGCACTTATCTATATCTTCACCGGCGTTGGCGTAATAGGCTAAATAGCCCTGAGAAACTAAAGGCAGGCTCTTTGAATAGTTTATATTCGGCCTGCCTTCTATTTGTAAGCCCCTGTACCGTAGTAAGCTGACCATGTACACGCGCTTTATTGAACTTTAAGATTTCTTCTGCTGCCCCTTCATAATCACCGCGATTCAGTTTCATACGAAGCGTTGAGCGCTGCAAAGCACCTGTGCCGAGGTTGAAGGTAAAAGACATTAACGCGTCAAATTCGTTCTGGTTAAGCTCAGAGGTCACAAGCTTACTGATACCGTTTTCAAAATATACACAATCTTTCTTCAGGCGTTCTTCGGCTTCCTGTTCGGTTATTATCTGGCCTGCCGTCACGCCACGCGTTGAGCCGTAGCCTATTGTAAGAACTCCCGCAACGCAACGGTAAGCCTTCAGGCGCAAGCCCTCAAAGAACTTGATAAGATTTAATCCTTTTTCTGCAATTTTCATTACTTATTCATTGAACGGTTCGTAAACCAGAACGTAGTTATCAAAGTAAATGTATCAAGAAAGGTTAAGAATATCGGCAGTTCATATAGCTGAATAGGCGTTAAGCCGTAATCGTATGAATAGCTTATCGTGCTTATGAGAACATAAAAGAAAACAACGTTGAACGCGCTTGTTATCACCGGCCTGATAAGACCATTTACGCGGGCAATAAGACCGTCCTTTGAGCGTATAGATTCGGCGATATACTTCTGTATCGTCATATCCTTATCGGTTTCAGCCTTATACATATCTGCTTCGGCCTGATATTTTGAGATTGCTTCGCGTTCTGCTGCCGCTATTGCCGCAATTTTGGACTGCTGCTCAAGAAGCGCGAGTTCGTGCGCCTTATCCGCCCTATCCTGAATGTACTTTGTCCATGAAGTAATGATGTTTGATAGTAAGGCTCCGCCGGAGCCAAGAAGCGCGCTTGCGATAGTTCCGAGTATCATATAGACCTTAATTTAAAATTGGTAAATCCTTGCCCTTCATTTCTGAGCGTATTCTTCGCAGGTCGTCTATAGCCCTGTCTTGCTTATCATTTGTAGTTCTAAGGAATTCAATATCCTTATGCATATCGCGGATAAGAAGCTGTAAATCGTGCAGTTCGTTTCCGGTCTTAACGATTTGTTCGTATGTCTGATTAATGAAGAAAAGCGACAACAGAATAAGAACAGGCGTTATAATACGCATCATTTCCCATTTTGTTGCTGTGTATTTTTCGCCACTAACAGCCATAATTTACGCACTTGTTCCGGTTTCTAACCAAACAGCAGCCCCTTCTGAGGCATCGGCACAAGTATAGGAAGCATCATTCGTTATATCAACCCATACGGAACCCACGCTGTAACCTTCTGTTTCGTCGTTGTCTGCGTCTGGCGCGCCGTCGCCTGCAAAGTTATTCTGCGGTTGTGCAGCAAGCGTCGCTGTAGCGCTATTTATCGCATCTATAGCGCTATTAATAGCTGACCGAACAAGCTCTATTTTATCAGTATTATTCAGGTCGTCTGCGTCAAACTTAGGTAATTTTTCTATTGTCATAAATAGCCCTTTTTTATAATTATATCATTTTTTCTGATATTTTGAATTATTATTACTTACACTTCATCGGGGAAGCTCCATTCTTCACCCCTCAGAATCTCTTTTATCTCTTGCTGAGAATAGCCCTCGCCGAAGCCTTCTGGCTGCAAGCCTTTTTCATACTTCAATATGAATTTGCTGCCGTCTAAGGACTTTCTGGCTGTATCAAAGTTAGTTTGTTGTGCATTCTTCAACCAAGCTTCTTGAAAGTCTGCAACATTTTTTATGTAATATCTAAGGGTAGCTGACACTGACTATATCTCCATTTTCCATATTAACCGAAGTGAAATCATCTGAGTTCACGCTATCGTAAACAGTAGTAATACTACCCCCCATATCTTCGCCCATTTTCCACCAGCCGTCAAGATTTGCTGACGCTGAATGGGTTGTTGGGTCAAGAGGCGCACCGGAATTATAAAGCTCTGCAACTTCTGTATTAGTAAGTTGTTTGTTCCAGTATGTTATTTCATCAACCTTTCCGTCAAGAAATACTGCAGGCGCAGCAGTTGCCCCAACAGTGGCTAATGTAGGCGGAAAACCAAAAACAGAATCGCCCCACCAATCGCCAGAATCGCCAGTATCAGAAGTAGCGGAAGCTCCGTTCACATGTATTTTATGCCCTGTGCCATTGGTTGAAATAGTCACCATATATTTTGTACCAGTAGATAAGGCCGTTGAATTATAGATTATGCCCGCAGGACTAAAGCTGGAGCCATTTTCTACCCTTCTTTGAAGTGCGAAATACCAGTTACCACCTGTAGAGTATAGCCTTAAATTCCATAGCCCTGAATACGTTGAGGTTGAGCCGTCCCTAACAGAAAATAACATAGCATTTGCGGCAGGGAAATTATCAATCTGAACCCGCATACTAAGCGTTCTTCCGCCGGTTTTAGTATCAGCAGCGAATGAAGGCGCGCTTATTAAAAGGTATTCATCAACTCCGTCAAAATCAAGGCGTAACGTGCTACTGTAGGCAGTTGAAGAATACATGTGTATTATTGTACTAAGTGGCAGCATTATACTAAGCTTATTGTATATTCTATTGAAAATATCGGGCTTACCAAGCTTGATGCGCTTGATATGGTTATATTCAAATCATCGCCAACGCTCATTACGTTAGCTGAAGAATGGGTTTGTGATTGTTCGGAACTTGAAACCGAGTTCGCCGTTCCGCCTAGCGCTGTAGTATTAATTTTAAATGTTGCCGTTGCAGTTCCCGAAGTACATTTGGAAGTTAC